CAAAACTTACTGGTATTGCTGTCACAAACGCAGTATTCACTGGAATTGTTTCCTTCAAGGATAATGTAAAGGCACACTTTGGTGATGATGATGATCTGTCCATCTATCATGATGGCAACAACTCATACATTGATGATTCGGGAACTGGTACACTTGCTATCCGTTCTAATCAGGTAGAACTTCAGAAGTACACTGGCGAAACTCTTGCCAACTTTACTGCTGATGGTGCCGTTACTCTGTTCTATAACAACGGCATTAAGATCGAGACACTAGCTATTGGTGCTAGTGTTCGTGGTCAGACTCAAACGGGAACAATTGATGTTGCTACTAACGCAAACATCCACTCCACACTGACCGTTGATCAAGGAACAGTTCTTACAGGAATTGTTACCAGCTCTGCTGGCGTTGAAGCAATCAACATCAATGTTTCTGGTATCCTTACCACTAACAACTTCAGAGTTACTGGAGTTTCTACGGTTGCAGATATCACAATTGGTGCTGGATCTTCCTCAACAAAAATAAATACCAACAGTGGAGAACTTGTTCTTGATTCTGCTGCTGGTCAGGTAACTGTCCAAGACAATCTGAGCATAATCGGTTACGGTACATTCCGTGACGGTCTATATTATAGATCAGATCAAGGTGGATTAACTGGTATTGGATATAGCGGACCTAACGGTGTCGCATTCTTTGAAGCAGATGGAAGACTGGTTAGTGGTCTTAGTACTGTAGGGTTCTTAACAACCTCGAATTACATGCTAACCACGGATGAAAACAACATTCCAATTTGGTCTAATAGCGTTGACGGAGGTACATTCTGATGGCAAAACCAACTACTAGAGACGGGTTAAAAGATTATGCTTTACGGCAACTGGGGTATCCCGTCCTAGAAATAAATGTAGCTGATGAGCAAGTAGATGATGCATTAGATGATGCTCTGCAACTTTTTTATGAGCGTCATTTTGATGGCGTAGAAAGAGTTTATCTCAAGTATAAGGTCACTGCAGATGACATCAAAAGAGGCAGAGCAAGAGGTGCTGGCGAATCTCTTGGTATCACTACTTCTACTACAACATCTGGAGACTTTGAGGAGAACACAAATTATTTGAGTGTCCCAGATTCAGTTCTTGGAGTTGAGAAAGTATTTTTGTTTGATTCTAGCTTCATCTCCAACAACATGTTTAGTTTTAAATACCAGTTGTTTTTAAATGATGTAGCTTTCAATCTTGGATATAGTGGTCTTCTCAGTTATGCGATGACTAAAACATATCTTGAAGATATCGACTTCTTAATGACAACAAACAAGCAGATTAGATACAATAAAAGAAATAATCGTTTGTATCTCGATGTGGATTGGGGATCTGTAACAGAAGGAACATACATAATCATTGATTGTCAAAGAGTTATGGATCCTGCAAATTATGCTGGTGTATATAATGATTCTTTTTTAAAAAAATATTTTACCCAACTTGTTAAGAAGCAGTGGGGTACAAACCTGTCTAAATTCCAAGGAGTTAAACTTCCTGGCGGTATTGAACTAAATGGTAGACAAATTTATGAAGATGCTGTAATGGAATTGCAGCGTATTGAGGATAGAATGTTGTCTACTTACGAACTTCCACCCCTTGATTTGATTGGGTAATGGCACTAAATCCGTTTTTCCTTCAAGGATCTCCAAATGAGCAGAGCCTTGTCCAACAACTTATTGACGAACATTTAAAAATGTTTGGATTGGATTGTTATTACATTCCAAGAAAAATGATTATCACTGATGATGTGCTTGGAGAAGTTCAGTCATCTAAATTTAATGACGCATATATCTTAGAAGCTTATCTCAATAATTACGAGGGATATGCGAAGGGTAGTGATATCATGACTAAGTTTGGTATCAATCTTCAGAATGAAATTACATTAACAGTTTCTAGAGAAAGGTACGAAGATTTTATTGCTCCATTTGTCGTAACTCATAACGCCAAAAATGCGGGTACAGATGTTATTTTTGGAGAGAGACCAAAAGAAGGAGATTTGATTTACTTCCCATTGGGAGAGAGAATATTTGAAATCAAACATGTAGAGTTTGAAAACCCTTTCTATCAACTAGGTAAAAATTACATCTACGAACTTCAATGCGAACTGTTCCGCTACGAAGATGAATATATTGATACTGGAGTATCTACCATCGATGAGAGAGGGATGGAGGAAGGAGAGACTACAACAGTTATCCTTGCTGGTATTGGATCAACAGCAATAGCTATTGTAGACTCTTTTGCCAGCCAAGGTGCATTACAACAAATTTTCTTGAATAATGATGGATATGGTTACACTGCCACACCCCCTGTCAGTATCGAACCTTCTCCTGCTGGTGTTACTTCATCTAGAGCCGGTGCGTTCGCATTCACAACCGAAAGGTCCGGTTTATATTCTGTCGATCAAGTAGTCCTACAAAACCCCGGATTTGCATATACAGAAGCCCCAGCATTTACATTTGGTGGCCCTGGTGTAGGTGCTGCAGCAACAGCATCTCTTACAAATAGTGGTATTACATCTATTCGTATTACAGATCTTGGCACTAACTATGTAAGTGCTCCGATCATTACAATCCAACATCCAGCAAATGTTGCTATTGGCACAACTGGCGCAACAGTTGGTGCAAAGGTAGGACAAGTGCAAGCTACTGCCATTTCTATTCTAGATGGAGATAGACTAAGTAGAATCTTCCTCACAAATGCTGGATCTGGATATGAAGGAGTTCCATCAATTGCGATTGGAGAACCACTATCTCTTGGAATTGGAACATTCTTCTTCAATGAAAGAGTGATTGGATCTCTGTCTGGAACTGAAGGGTATGTTAGAGAATTTAAGGAAACTGATAGGAAGTTAGAAATCTCAATAAATAATGGTGTGTTCTACCCTGGTGAGTTTATTACAGGAACTGCATCATCTGCCAGATATCAAGTTCTAAGTCATAGTGGAATTGATACTACAAGTACATATACTTTCAATGATGAAATTGAAAGTGAGGCAGATGATATCCTTGACTTCACTGAGCGTAATCCCTTTGGCAACTTCTGATGTTAGGCACTTATTTTTATCACGAAATTCTCCGTAAGACAGTAGTGTCTTTTGGAACATTATTTAATGACATCCATATCCAAAAAGAAGACAAAGGCGGAAATACCATTAGCGATATTAAAGTTCCTTTAGGGTATGGTCCTAGGTCCAAATTTCTCGCTAAACTTCAGCAACAGCAAGAGTTAGCAAAAGCAACTGCGATTACTCTACCTAGGATGTCTTTTGAGATGACAAGCATTTCATATGATTCAGCTAGAAAGACTTCAGTAACAAAAACTTTTAAGGCAGTAGATAATCAAGATAGAGTAAAAAAAGTATTTCTTCCTGTTCCGTATAATGTTGGGTTTGAACTTAACATTATGACGAAACTGAATGATGACGCTCTTCAGATGATTGAGCAAATTCTTCCATTCTTTCAACCATCATTTAATATTACTGTAGATCTTATTAAATCTATTGGAGAAAAAAGAGACATTCCTATTGTCTTAGAAAATATTTCATTTACAGATGAGTATGAAGGAGACTTTTCTACGCGAAGAGTATTAATATACACATTACAATTTAGTGCTAAAACATATCTGTTTGGTCCTATTGCAGAGAGCACAGACGGACTCATTAAGAAAGTGCAAGTGGATTACTATTCTGATACGGATCAGCAGTCTGCTAAGCGTGAGGTAAGGTATACTGTCACTCCTGATCCTATAGATGCAGAAGCAGAAGATGATTTTGGATTCAATGAGACTACTACTTTCTTCGATGATGGTAAAGTATACAGTCCTACTAGACAAGAGGATGTATAATGGATTTCAAACAAATAGACGAATCTTTAAATACATCTAGCGAAACTGTTGATGTTACTCCGATTAAAAAATCAAAACCGGAACATTTAACTCAGAATGATATTGATAAAGATTATAGTTATACCAGAGCTAATTTATATTCTTTGATTGAAAAAGGTCAGGAAGTATTGAATGGTGTGATGGAACTTGCTGAGGAAACACAATCTCCCAGAGCATATGAAGTTGCTGGTCAGTTACTTAAGAATGTTGCTGACAATACTGACAAATTAATGAAGCTCCAGAAAGACATTAAGGATGTAAAGGAAGAAGTAAAAGGACCTTCAAGTGTGACAAACAACGCTATGTTTGTTGGTAGTACTGCAGAGTTGCAAAAAATGCTAAAAGAGATGAACAAGAAAAAATGAATGGGTTAGATCCCGATGAGTGGTATTGTAGTGTTAATATTGGGATTGATGAAATTAGAGCAATGTACTCTCACTTAGAGTATTCATTAAAAATGTGGCCAGGATCTCCTGCAAGACCAGCAGAAGAGCAACAATTTCTTATGGACATGAAAGATAAGTATTTTGCTATGTTAATGGAATATAATTTTTCCGAAAAATAAATAGAAGAGCCATGCTTTCTTTCAATGTCAGAAGAAGTCAAAAAAGACGAACCTAAAAAGAAAGGTATCATTGGAAAAATTAAAGAGGCAGCAGATGATAAGCAAGAACAGCTTGAAATTTTGTCTACTTTTGTTAGGCTTGGCATCCTTGTTTGGAGCGGCGGAATACTCACGCTGGCATACATCAAGTTACCTCCAGCCCTTGGAATTCCTGAACAAAAACTAGATCCGACTTTTATTGCCAGCGTCTTCACCGGAGTTTTGGCTACTTTTGGTGTCCAGGCAGCAAAGAAAGCAGGAGAAGGTGGTAGTGGTGGCATCAGTAAAGCAGATATGGAAAGATTGATTGCTGCTGCAGCACAAACTGCACCTTCGCAAACTATTCGTATTGAACAAGCACCAATTCAGTTCACCACAAAAGATAGTGAACCACCGGTAAAACCAACAGTATAATCACAGCACTAAATAAATAGTTAGATCAGGTTCTAAACTTTTAGGTATGGCACTATCATATTCAGATATTTCCAACTTCCTAACAGAAGCAAAGAAAAAGAAACCTCTCACTACAGGAGACTGTGATGCTCCTAAAGTTGATGATTCTTCTGTAAAAATTACAGAGGGAAGTTTTACTATTGGACCTGGACATCGTGGAGCGATGAAAGGTAGTAAGATTTATAATAAAGGAAAGAGTACAACTAATCCTAATGAGAAGGATGCGTTCTTAAAGAAATCTGGAGCACAACTTCCTCCTCTAGCTCAAAAGAAACCATCCACACAAATGGCTGGATATCAACCGGAAGGTGAGTTGATTGAATTTGTTGGTGGCAAACCTGGAGACGGATATATTGGTCATCCTAATCTAGATATTAAAAATCCACTTGCTAAGAAACAAGTTAAGGGTCCCACTGGTAATCAAGGACTTGCTGGTAAACTTGGTGATAGAAAGATGAGGATTGATAAGATGACTAATCAAATGCTCAATCAATCTTTTGATCATGAAGGTGAGTTAATTGAAGAGACAGATATGAGATTCTGTCCTAAGTGTGAGAAGATGGAATCTAGAGAAGAGTGTGCTTATGGTCCCGACTATTGGGACACATTTGCTATTAAAAATGTCTCTAAGAAAGTAGAAGAAAGTGCTGCATGGACTAAGAAGTCTGGTAAGAACAAAGAAGGTGGTCTGAATGAAAAGGGACGCAAGTCTTATGAAAAAGAGAACCCTGGTTCTGATCTGAAAGCACCTTCTAAGAAAGTCGGTAACAAGAGAAGAGCATCATTCTGTGCAAGGATGAAAGGAATGCGTAAGAGACAAAAACCTTCCAATAATACAGGCGAGGATCGTCTGTCAAAATCACTAAGAGCCTGGAATTGCTGACTTTTATGTGCAAAAATAACAGACAGATCAAATAAATATCTCTATAATGGTATAGAGTTGATACTTTTCTTATGATAGGATTTTATCTACTAGTAGCATGTTTCGTTTTACTCATTGCCTATGGGGGCATAGAGGAAACGATGAAGCTAATTCATTATATTGATCTTACTATCAGATATGCAATTATAAAAGTAAGACTTTATTTTATGAAAAGAAAATTAGAAAAAGAATTAGGAATTTTTCCCCGGAGGGACAACAATGTCTGACGATAAATTTTCAAACCTCAAGCTGCAGCGTGAAGAATGCGAAAAATGTGGGGCAACTTGGATTAATGGAAAGCATGTATGGAGAGGTACTGCTAACGAAGGTAGTGAATTAGACCTTGCTGGTTTAGTTTGTAACAAGTTAGGTAATGAACAATGCATCAATCCATCAAAAGGTATTGAAGGTGGTGTAACATGGGCATATAGAGCAGGATTTATTGATGGTGCAATTAGAGAGAAAAAGGAGTCTATGGAGAAGATGAGAGACTTTGGAGAGGAGATGGGATTTTAGTTTTGAAACCCTAAAAAACTAAGTATAAACCACTAAGAATGTGGCTAGATAGTATAGTCTAGTCACATTTTTTTGTATGTAAATTACTTTTATGGTAGATCGATTTATTACGGAAAAAGAGTGTCAGGGGATGATTGACGATGCTATTCGGAAACACAATAGAAACGCAAGTATTATCAGCATGTGTGTTGGGTGGGTTGTCTTATGTTTATTTGCTGAGGGCCTTCTCAGATTGATTGGTGTTATTCCACCACTATTACCATGGTTAAAAATTACACTATAAAATTTTTGAATGTCTGCTATGACGGAAATGGAACAGCGCATTAAGATGAGACATGCGTTTGCCATGTCATCATTTGCTAGAATGTTTACACCAAATAGAATAATATGTGGGATGAGAGATCTTTGTAATGAATGGTCTAAGATTGAAGAACAACCACCTTATGGAGATTTATATCTAGTCGATAGATATTTCTTAGAACTTTGGAAGAAAAAAAATGATTAGCGGAATATTCGTATTAGGATTTGTTTTCCTATTATGTTTTACTTTACATATTACTTGGCCATTGCCATATAGAAAATGAATTTTGAATTAGACATGGAGGAATATGCAATTATCCTCAACGCATTACATTACTATAAGAAGGTTGAGAAACGAGGAAACTTTAAGCAATACAATGAAGAGCGTATTAATAAATTGAGAGATAAAATGGCATACCAATTAATTCCTAGTTCGGACAGTATGAGATGAATTTACTATTGCGTCCTCTTGAGTATCCAAGTGATCCTGTGTGGTCGGTAATTATTCTGACATTCCTTGCTGCTGCAGTGGCATTTGGATATATTGTATACATATTAAATATAGCATCTAAAGAATTAAAAAATGGGAACTCCCCAAAATGAAATTTACTTAGGTAATCCCAACCTAAAAAAAGCTAATACTGCTATTCAATTTACTCAGAAGCAAGTTCTTGAGTGGTTAAAGTGTAAAAACGATCCAATATATTTTACCAAGAACTATGTAAAAATTGTTTCTCTTGATGAAGGTTTGGTGCCATTTGAAATGTGGCCCTTTCAAGAGCAACTAATTAGAAATTTCCACGAGAATAGATTTAATATCTGCAAGATGCCAAGACAGACTGGTAAGTCTACAACTTGCGTATCGTATCTTCTACATTATATTGTTTTTAATGATAGTGTGAATGTTGGTATTCTTGCCAACAAAGCAGCGACAGCAAGGG